CTTAAACATCTGTTTAAATTCTACTCTCGTATGTGTCTGATAATGCGTACTCGATGAAGTCAACCTGTGCTGACATTCTCACCTCTTCCTTATGTTTACTTCCTCGCAGGGACTCATCAGTTTCCTGAATCTTGCGTCTCACTCTTCCGATAGTTTCTACTGTGGGGATCGCATCATTTCTGAAAACTTCCGATAGTGGTGACCACGGATTGATGCCGTAGTAGATACTCCACACCTTCATTGCAAGTTCCCTGTCATTATCTCTCGTTTCAGGGTCGGTTCTGAGTATCGGTCTGACCTTATCCTCTAATTTGTTTAGTCTTGCCATTTTTCCACCTCCTTCTGTGCGTCAAGCCATATGTGATAGTTGTCCATATCCTGCTCGTTGTTGTAGTTCTCGATATCGTCAGCAAAGTCAAGGAACTCCTTCAATGCTCCCTTTGTAGTGAAGTTCGCAAATTCTGATACCGATGTATCGTCAAGACAATTAGCCTTGAGCGGACACTTGTCACACCCACCTGCGTACTGTATGCTCCCACAGGCTTCATACAATGTTTCAAGATCATCTTGAAACCTGTACACGATTTCTTTGTTTGTCATTTCTCACTCCTTTCTAATAAGGGATAACCGCTACAGCTATCACCATTCCCACAAAGACCGCTGTCAGCATCAGCTCTATGAACGCTATTCCTATGATTCTCTTGATACGCATACCTGAACTCCTTTCTGATCGCTGAGCAATTTCTCAAGCGTTGATATGATTTTTTCTTCCATAGTCTTTAAATTAAAGTTGAGCCATCAGGCAATAAAATACCGTCTTTTGACTTGAGCTTTAACACCTGTTTGAGTGCTGTCAGGTCTTTAAGTTTTGTCGGTGTTGCTTTGCCTGTTTCCCAATGAGATACAGTTACCTGTGATTTACCGATTAAATCTGCAAGCTCACCCTGCGAAATCCCACGCAGTTCTCTCCATTCTTTTATCGTGTGTTCCATCTGCTCCCCCTTTCCTGTTTTTTCTTTATTACCTTGTCATATGAGCTGAGCGTTACATCTTTCCACTTTCTGACAGGCATTTTCTTATTGTTGATATATCCTGACCACATCGCAAGGGTAAGTGCAAGAAATTCAATTCCTTTGATGCTCATACCTTTGTTTTTTGCTTCAATAATATTCTTGATTGCGATTCTTTTACCCTGAGCGATAGCTTCTGAAAGTGTTATATCAGCCTGAATTTCTTCAACAAAGTTCCTAATCTCGTCAAGATTTTCAAAGTCATTGATATAACCGATCAAGTATAGAGCATTGGCAAAGGCGTTTTTACTACCGCCGTGAACGGATTCATAAATCTTCACTCCTAAGTATGCAAGTTCCTCATACAGTTCAGAGTTCTCATTAACTTTCTCAAGGACTTCCGTTCTCGTTGCTCCTATCTTGCGGTCACCGATATAACCAACACTTCCGAATGATGCATTATAGATAGTCATTCCGTTATCAATGCCTGTAGCGAATCTCGCAATACCTGCTACGATAACTGCGTTCTTTGTCTTAATGAAGTCTCTGACATTTCTGCTTTTGTTAGCATCAATCATTGAGAACCATTCCTCAGGACAGCCGTATATGATCTCGGTTTTTATCGGTTTATTAGCGATTATGCAAGCCTTGCATCTATGCTGTCCGTCAAGAAGCTTGCCTGTGTCGGAAACAATTATCGCCTGATTGACCATATTTCCGTTCCACTTACCTGCGGTGATATCTCTTGCGATTGATGCGGCGTAAGCATTATTCAGCCTACGCTGTCCATCATAGTTAGTAGCAAGGAGTTCCCCTGCATATCTCGGTGTCAGTACAATAACTTTCTTAATCATTTTGTTTCTCCTTTCGTGTCATAAAGTATTAGATAGCTTCAACCTGTGATTTACTAAAGAACGATGCTTTAGTCATAAACATATTTGATTCTTCTTTTTCCGTGTCCTTATTCTTGCGAGTTGTGTGTTTCCAAATAAGGAACTTTGCTATTGCCTTTTCTCCTTTCTGTACCTGATAGCCGAGTGATTTCCAACCTGCGTAAGTGTGGATCTCTTCGGCTTCTTTGATGATAACTGTTTCGCCTTTATCGTTAACAGCTTCGAACTCTTTGCCCGTGTAGCTGATAACTCCCTGCTTTGCAAGTTCCTGACCTGCGTTAAAAATGATTTCTGCGTTTGTCATAAAGTATCTCCTTTCTAAATGCCTTTTTTATTTTATTATAAAGTTTTATTTAAAAATATCAAGTTATATTTTAAACTAAATTTAAATATTTTTAAGAATGATTGATAACAAAACTTTATTCCAATAATATTCAATTAACTATCGTGGGGATATGAAAGGAGTGTACAGGTATGAGTAAGACAGTAAAGGAAATCTTCTCAACGAATCTGAGGAACAGGCTATACGAGAAGAATAAGACTCAAGCACAACTTGCAAAGTTTGTCGGCGTATCTCAAACCTCGGTGTCGCATTGGATAAACGGCGAGATCCTGCCACGCCCTAAAATGATTGATAAAATCTGCGACTTCCTTATATGTACTTCCGATGATTTAATGACCGACCATTCAAAGCCTGTTGAACTTGCCCCTGTGGATATCATCGCAGAAGAAATCCAAAGCAACCCGCTTTTAATGCGTCTTATGTTATATGCGATGAAGTTATCAGATGAAGAGCTGACCGCTCTCCTTGAAAGGATAAAGAAATGAAAGTTTTCCTTTATTTGAGAGTATCAAGTGAAGAGCAAGCTAAACACGGCTACTCGCTTGATGCTCAGGAAGAAGCTCTCAGAGAGTTTTGTGAGAAAAATAATCATATTATATTAGGCATATATCGTGACGAGGGGATAAGCGGTAGAAAACCTTATACGAAACGCCCTGCTATGATGCAGTTGCTTGAGGATATCGAGAAAGTAAAACCTGACATCGTTCTGTTCACTAAGCTCGACAGATGGTTCAGGAATATCCGAGAATACTACAAGGTTCAGGATATATTAGAAAAGAATAAGGTATATTGGAAAGCAATAAATGAGGAATACGATACCTCGACCGCATCAGGCAGATTGTATGTCAACATAAAGTTGAGTATTGCTCAAGATGAAGCTGACAGGACTTCTGAAAGAATCAAAGATGTTCAGGATCAGCTGATAATGCAGGGCAAGGTGTTAGGTGGTTCAGTTCCATTCGGTTATGTGATAAAGGACAAAAGAGTAGTATTCGGTGAAGATATCGGCATAGTGAAAGAAGCCATTGACCACTATATGACCTATCAATCAGCTCACGCTACAGCAAAGATGCTGAACGAAAAATACGGATATGACTTCAACCAAACACGCCTGATACGGATTTTCAGGAGCACCCTGTTAAAAGGCGAATACCGACAAAACCACAACTACTGCGAGCCGTTATTATCATCCTCCGAGTGGAATGACCTGCAAGCGATCATAGAGAAAAACATCAAGCATTCCCCACGGCAAAGAACGTACCTCTTCACAGGTATGATTGACTGTCCTTACTGCGGACGCAAGCTCGGCGGTCTTTATGACGGAACACGCAAATATTACCGATGCAGTAAACACTATTTCGGCAGTTGTCCGATGCCAAAACATATAAACGAAAAGAAGATGGAAAAGTGGCTACTTGATAATATCGAGGACGATTTCAGAGTCAATGTAACTATGAAGCCAAAACAGAAAAGAGAAAATCCGAAGAAGTATCGTGACCGCCTGAAACGCCTTAATGACATATACCTGCTCGGTAACATCTCAGAGTCGGACTACAAGAGCCAAAGTCAGGAGCTACAAAAGAAGATTGCAGAACTGTCGAAAGAGCCTGTAGAAAAAGAAGTCAAATTCTCATCAGGTTGGAAAGACCTATACGCCGAACTTGATGATGTACACCGCAGAGCATTTTGGAGAAGTGTCATAAAAGGTGTGAAGATAGACAAAGACGGACAGCCGACAGAAATACTATATTAACATTTAATTACCGTCATGTAATGTATCATTAATATAGGTGATATATAGTTCATATAGGCTCTCTGACAGGCGTTATTTAGCTTTATGAGCAATTAATCAACGGCAAATAAAAACGGCTTAAAACGCAAATTTTGAGCAAGCAAAAAGCCCCTGCAATTACGCAGGGGTCTTTGCCTTTAATGTATAAAGAGGTGAATCTTATTGTGGCTCACCGAACCACCTCACTTTTTTTCTAAATTCTCGATCCTAACTCCGTGCTCGGCAACTGTTTCCTTCAGCTTGTCGATTTCTTTTCCGTGTTCAGTGATACGAGAATCGAGCTTGTCAACCGA